AAGCATCTGATAAATATATAAAACAATCACAAAAAAATTTAAAAGAATCAATAGATAAACGTAATAAAAAATTTGGTGACAAAGGTGATATGGGTCACGTGTTTCATTCAACATCTTTAATAGGTGATCCTAAATTTAAAGAACTACAAGATTATATTGGTGCAACATCAAATAATTTATTAATTGAAATGGGTTTTGATTTAACGAATTACTCAATATTTATTACAGAAATGTGGGTGCAAGAATTTGCTAAACAAGGTGGAGGACATCACACATTACATACACATTGGAATGGTCACATATCTGGTTTTTATTTTTTAAAAGCTAGTGAAAAAACATCGTTGCCTTTATTTGAAGATCCAAGACCAGGTAATGTAATGAACCTATTACCAGAAAAAGATAAATCAAAAATTACGTATGCAACATCTCAAGTTAATTATCAAGTTAAACCAGGCAGACTAATGTTTTTTCCATCTTACATGCCACATCAATACGTGGTAGATATGGGTTATGAACCTTTTAGGTTTATACATTGGAACTGTCAAGCTATACCAAAGAGTGTGTTAAATGCAAAATAAAGATATGAAAAAAGCAATTATTAAAACTTTATTAGAATCTAGTCCCTTAAAAAATAAACCAAATTTTATAGATAATTTTATAAAATCTAAAATGCAACTGAAAGGAAAAAATGTCATTAAAAAAATCGGCGTTTCAAAAAAATAAATATAGTATATTAAGAAATGCTATATCAAAAGACATGGCAGATTTTTGTTTTGCTTATTTTTTAAATAAAAGAAAAGTTGCAAAATTTTTATTTGATCAAAGATTTATATCTCCTTTTACAGAATACTTTGGTGTATGGAATGATGAGCAAGTGCCTAACACATATTCTCATTACGCAGATATAGTTATGGAAACTTTACTACAAAAAGTAAAACCTGTTATGGAAAAACATACAGGATTAAAATTATCTGAAACATATTCTTATGCTAGAATATATAAAAAAGGTGATGTATTAGCTAGACACAAAGATAGATACTCTTGTGAAATATCTACAACATTAAACTTAGGTGGTGAGCCATGGCCTATATATTTAGATCCAACAGGTAACCAGGGTCAAGCAGGTATCAAAGTAGATCTTAAACCAGGTGACATGTTAATATATTCTGGTTGTGATCTTGAACATTGGAGAGAAGAGTTTACTGGTAAAGATTGTGGACAAGTATTCTTACACTACAACAAATCATCATCTAAAACAGCTAAAGAAAATCAATACGATAAGAGACTTTTTTTAGGGTTGCCTGCTTGGTATAAAGGCTTTAAAATACCTAAATAATATTGTATATAATAATATGGCGGGAGATCTCCACCACAGCATCTCCTGCCTTATTATTATTAAGGTTTTTTATGCTACAAAAAGTACGATTTGCACCAGGATTCAATAAACAAGTAACTGCAACCGGAGGCGAAGGTCAATGGGTTGAAGGTGATAATGTTAGATTTAGATATGGCACACCTGAAAAAATAGGTGGTTGGGCACAACTAGGTTCTGTTGAAATGTCAGGACGTAATACAGCTATTCATCACTTTGTAAATGCATCAGGTATTAAGTATGCAGCACTAGGAACCAGCAATATTTTATATGCATATTCTGGTGGTATCTTTTATGACATACATCCAATTAAAGCTACAACAACTTTAACTAGTGCTTTTTCTACAACTAACGGATCTGCAACTGTAACAATAACTTTTGCATCAGCGCATAATATAAACAAAGGTGATATTATTTTATTAGATAGTTTTACAAGTATTACAAACTCTAATTTTGCATCTGGTGATTTTACAGATATAAAATTTATGGTAGCGTCAATACCAACTGATACTACTTTAACTATAACAA